GTTTACCCCCAAAAACGACAGCATTACCCACTATCAAGCCTGATACCCTAAGTCATGACTACATTCGACCAGATAGCCTTAGATAGCCCTGATGGGGCTTACCTAGGGGCGACAGAACCGCGTATTCGGTCAAAACCAGTCGATTTACCTTCACGCGGGCAGGAAATGATCGATTTCTGCGAGTCAATCGGGTTCGAATTGCTCCCCTACCAGAAATTCCTGGCTATTGAAATGCATCGGGTCAAACCAGACGGGCGTTGGTATCACAATGAAATTGGAATTTTATGTGCGAGACAACAAGGAAAATCGACCTTCCTGGCGCTTCGAATTTTGTGGGGAATGTTCGAATTAGGCGAGAAACTTCAAGTTCACACTGCTCATAAGCTGACTACTTCATCTGAAATCTTTTGGAAAATAGATGAGATTATCCAGGCGCATCCTCAATTGGCTTCCATGTTTGCCAAGAAGTATGAAACTAAAGGATCGCAGGAGATTAAGTTAACCGATGGCGCTCGATACCTGGTTCGTGCCAATAACTCGGCTTCTAGAGGTATAGCCGCGCCAGATGTAATCCACTTGGATGAAGTTAGAGAATATCAAGACCCTGAAGTATGGGCATCACTTCGATTTACCCAAATGGCTTCAAAGAATCCAATGGCTATCCTTTATTCGAACGCTGGCGACCAGCATTCAATAGTTTTGAACCGAATGCGTGAACGTGGGCTGGCTGCAGCTGCGGGAAGTGATGATCCTATTGGGTGGTTTGAATGGTCTGCTCCAATGGAAGTTCAAATTGGAGACACACCTGAATTCTGGGAAGCAGTTAGGTATTCAAACCCTGCTCTTGGATATACCGTTCATCCTGACAATTTAAGAGCGGTTCTTAATGACGAAGAATCAATTGTAAGAACAGAAGTTTTATGTCAATGGGTTTCCCAGATAAACCCAGCAATAAATCCGTCACTCTGGGATGCGTGTGGCGATGAGTCGGCAGAACTAGACCAGGATCAAGAAACCTGGATGGCTATTGACTTGTCGCCAGACCGTAGGGCAGCCGCTCTAATAGCAGGACAACAAAAGGGTGATAAATACATCGTGGTCTTATTGCAGACTTGGGAAAACGCAGTAGCGATAGATGACAAAGCTTTAGCCAATGATCTAGCGGTCTGGGTTCGTAAATATCCAACAACTACGGTGGCTTATTCCAGGCAAACGGCTGGGGCGGTCGCTGCCAGGTTATCTCCCGCAGGAATCTCTACTACTCCAATTGACGGGGCGCTTTACGGACAAGCTTGTGATGAAATGCAGTCTGGAATTACTTCTGGCAGGTTGATCCATAAACGCCAGGAAGAATTTACTAAGCAAGTTCTTTCAGCCGTCAAACTTCCATTCAAAGATGGCGGTTGGTATCTAGGACGTAAGGTTTCTAACTCTACGATCTGCGCGGCAGTAGCAATGGCAATGGTTTCTCACTTCGCAACACGACCAGAAACGGAAGTTGATATCTTCGTGGGTTAATCTCATATACTGATATACTTATCCACTATATGGGAATCAAAGACTTCTTTCTTCCAACCACCGGGCCAGTCGAAATGACTATTGACGCGGCTGCGTATCCTGCGCCTAATAACGGCACAATAAATAACTGGCTTTACCCAGTATCTAATGCGTCAAGAGCTTCTGCAATGGCGGTGCCGACAATTGCTCGCGGTAGAAACATTTTATGCTCTCTTGCGACTCTTCCACTAGAGCAATATGTCAAATCAACAGGTTCGCACGTTGAACCTAACCGCGTAATCAATCAACCAGATTCACGCGTTCCTGGTTCTGCTATTTACAGCTACGTCGCGGAAGATTTATTATTCCTAGGCGTATCTTACGGAATGATTATGTCCATGTATGCGGATGGTCGCATTCAAGAATGGACACGCATTTCACCAGATCGCGTATTACCAGAATTAAACTCACTTGGAACTGAAATCATCGGCTACTCAGTTGATAATAAGAAAGTTCCACCATTTGGCGTTGGTTCTCTTGTGGTATTCAACGGACTAGATGAAGGTTTCCTAAATCGCGCTGGACGCACTATCCGAGCTGCTATTGCGTTAGAAAATGCCGCTGAGCAATTTGCAAAAGAGCCAGTGCCAATGATGGTTCTAAAATCTAATGGCACAAACTTAACTTCTGAAAGAATTTCAAAGCTTTTGGAATCCTGGCGCGTTGCAAGAACTAATCGCAGCACTGCATTCCTAAATGCTGACGTTGAACTTCAGGCAATGGGTATTGATCCGAATAAATTACAACTAAATGAAGCGCGTCAGTATGTGGCGCTCGAACTTTGCAGAGCCTTAAATATCCCAGCCTTCTTTGCTTCCGCCGAATCGACTAGCATGACCTACTCCAACGCCATAAATGAGCGTCGCAGCCTTATCGATTTCGGCGGTCGCAACATTCTTCTCGCAATCGAACAGCGTTTGAGTCAACCAGACTTCGTTCCCGCTGGAAGTTATGTCCGCTTCTCACTTGACGAATTCCTTCGTGGCAATCCATTAGAGCGAGCGCAAGTTTACGAAATCCTAAACAGAATCGGCGCAATGAGCGTTGAAGAAATCCGAGAGGAAGAGGATCTACTTAAATGAAAGTAAATCTACCAATTACGCTGACCGCAGCTGATACAAAAACCAGAACACTTACAGGTCGCATAGTTACCTGGGGCGAAGAAGGTTTTACTTCTGCTGGTAAAACAGTATTTGCAAAAGATTCAATAACAATTCCTAAAAACGTGAAGCTTTTGCTTGAGCATGACAGAACAAGACCGATAGGCAAACTTTCCAGTTACGAAGTTACTGATCTTGGTATCGAAGCTTCATTTCGTATCGCTGGAACAATTGCGGGCGATGATAGTCTTTTGGAAGCCGCAGAAGGTTTGCGCGATGGTTTTTCAGTCGGTATTAAGTTAAACGAATGGGAAAACAAAGATGGAGCAATGGTTATCTCTTCATCAGAAATGATAGAAACAAGTTTAGTTACAGATCCAGCAATTGATTCTGCTCGCGTTACAGAAGTAGCAGCGACAGAAACAGAAGTTTCTGAATCAAATGATTCAGATATTAAACCAGAAGGAGAAGACCTAGTGTCCGAAACCGTTTCAGAGTCAGTAACTACCGAAGCGGTAGAAGCTGCAAAGTCAGAAGTAACTGTTAGCGCATCAGCGCCAGTTATGTATTCATCTCCACGCGTTAATCTAAATGTTACCGCTGGTCAAGTTGCAAAAGCACAATTAGCTGCATCACGCGGCGACTCAGATGCTCGCGATCTAATTGCAGCACTACAAGTTGCAACAGTCGCAGAAAACACAGGTATGGTTCCACCTAACTACCTACGCGACGTTATCGGCATTATCGATTCATCACGTCCATTCATTGAAAGCATCGAGCGCGCTGCGCTTCCTGCATCAGGAATGAAAATCTTCACACCTAAGCTTGGCGCACAAGCAACAGTCGCTTTGACTGCTGAAGGCGCTGAATTTTCTTCAACAGATACAGCTGTTACCTTCCAAGAAGATACAGTTGTCAAGTTCGCGGGTGCTGGTCGCCTCGATGTAGAATTGGTCGACCGTTCAGATCCGAGCTTCCTCGATTTGTATATTCGTGAACTCGCTGCGTCATATGCACAAAAGACAGATGCTTATGCTGCACAAATCGCTGCACAGAACGCAACACAATCTTCATCATCAACAATCTACAAGGCAATCGCTCTTGGTATTGCTGATTCATTCGGCGTAATGCGCATGACACCTAACCGTTTGCTAGTTGCAAACACAGGTGGCGAAGATGGTATTGATTTCTCAGGTTTGCTTGGAGCGGTTGATAGCACTGGTCGCCCTCTATTCGCGGCTGCAGCTCCGCAGAATGCGAACGGACTTATTGCACAAGGTTCAACTTCTGGCACAGTTGCAGGACTTAACCTTGTTGTTGATCCTAACTACACAGGCGACGATGCAAACGCTAAGCACGCACTTGTTTATCCATCAAACGCAATGCGCTTCCATGAGAGCAGCCAAATTCAACTTCGCACTGC